ACTAATTCTTTGTGATTGAGAAAAAATATTTGGGTCTGCAACTGGAATAATATCTACTTTGTCATCAAAATCTGCAACTTTAATATTTCTTTGACCACCTACTACATCATAAGGATACTCTTGAGGTAGATAAGTTTTAAAAACTCCTGCTAATAATTTAAATTCACATTTCATCGCCACATACAGTCTTTTATGTATGGCTGACATGACTCTGGAACCACGTTCTAAGAGAGCTATGGTCGTCCCAACAGCTGCTTGTTGGTTGCCGTCACCGACCTGCATGTCAGCTATGGCGGCAAATCGTTGCCCTGCCGAAACCACAATCCCCATCAACTGTAATAAAGTTGGTGATGGTTCTTTAAAAGGTAATGGCATAAATGCATCTTTAATACTTCCTCCAGGTGCATCTACATCTCTGAATTCTCCAGGTTGAATTGCCTGCGCTTCGTCTCTTACTCTGATTCCTCTTTGTTTAAATCCTGCCGGTAAATTACTTAAAGTTCCTGCGTCTAACAATTGACGTAAAGCAGTAGTTGCCGTTCTAGACAAACCACCGATCATATGAATTAATCCAAAACCATAAAAGCCCATACCCGGTAAAAATTTAAAATGAACAAAATAATCTATTTTTTGTTTTGTCGGATCTTCAGCTTGAAAGTTTCTTCTAATTGATAATATTTGTCTGCTTCCCATTTCAAGAGTTACAATGTATGGAAGTTTAATTCCTGTTGGTTCTCCTCCTGAATCTTTGTCTTCAAAACCTTCTAAATCTAAATCGGTATGAATTTCTAAAATTGTAAAGATATCTTCATCTCTAGTTTTTTTAATTCCTTCTAACTCTCTTTCTTTTTTCTCTACTTCTGTTTCTTGATTATAACCAGGTGTTAATTCTATGTCTTGATAGAAACCTGACACTTGTTTTTTTCTTAATTCATTTTCAGACATTTTAATTGTGTGTATGACTGCTTCAGCATCTTCTAAAGATGTTGCAGTGTATGGAACAACTAAGTCATCAGCCGGTACAAATTTTGAGACGGCTCTGCCAAGTAGTTCATCATAGTAAACCTTCTTGAACGCAGAGCCGGCAAGAGGGAGATAAAAAAGCATTTGATCGAACTCGGGTTCATACTCCTTCATCACATCCATGAGCTGATAGTTCATGAATTCTTTAACTCTGTTTGATTGTTCTTCTCTGGCTCTGTCTGCTAGTCCAACTATTCTAGTATGCACTGGACCATTGGCCGGTAATAATTCTTTATAAGCTTGTGCTTGAAATTGTGTAACCGCTTCTGCAAGAACTGGGTGAGTTGCACCACTTGCTCCTTGAAAGGGTTGAGTTGGGTTTTCGTATTTAAATCCTAAAAGATCTAAACCTTTTGTGTAACTATCTTCCCAATCTTTTCTAGATGATTTATATTGATTGTAGTTTGCTGTTAATTCAGAACCTAATTTACCTAAAATTTCTTCTGGTAATAATTCTGCTAAATTATCAAAATGAGATTCACCACCACCTGCATTAACTGCTTCTGGATCAAAATTAATTGTTGCACTACCATCTTCTTCTTGAGTTACTTGAATATCATCTGGACCAATTTGCTCTTTAATATTTTCTTGTTGAGCTTCAACAATTTCTTCTTGTCCAGGTATTTTAATTTCAGTCTCTACGTTTGGTAGGGCTTTGTCTATGTCTGCCATTTATATTCTCCGAGTTCTTTATTGTTGTAGCTTGTTTTGTAGGAACATTCAACCCCTGTGAGTCTGGACCTTTTAAAGGTGGAATCTCGTTCCATTTAACGTGTTGCATATTTGCAACAAGAGTTTTATTCTTCACTAAAAAACCCCCGCTTATTTCTGTAATCGTCAAAAGTTTCATAGCCACTAATACCTAGTGATAACGCTAGACCTGGTAGCCCAAATCTTCGAGATACAGTTTTTAATACACTTGGACTAATTCCAAGTCTCATTGTTTTTGCAATCGCAGGACTTAATCCTTTTGTTGCAAATTCAGTTGCAGGACCTGCAAATGCAGCTCCTAAATAATTTAGTGGATTAGTTGCAATCTCTCCTAACGAATCTCCTTGTTGTACTTGACCTGCAATAAATAATGGTTCAGTTGCAAGTAGACCAGCTGGTGTACCTAAAGCAGTTAAACCTCTTCCTAAAGTTTTTAAAGCGGTCTTTGTAATTCCAGATTTAGTTGCACCTAACGCTCCACTTTTTGCTGCTTCAATTGTAGAAGGTGCGACTGCTGCTGTACCGGCTACAGCGGTAGCTCCTATTGCTGGTAATTGATAATCTAATATTGCAGGACTTTCTTGTGGCGTATCATCTAATGATCCTGTTACCATATCGATTAACATATTTTTTTGTTGCTCTTCGTTTGATAAATAAGTTGTTGGATCATCATTCATAAATTTTTTAACAGCACCTGCCGCTACTGCACCTGCTGCTGCAATCGCTCCAAACTTACCAGCTCCTCTTACAAATGGACTTTGTAAAAATTTTGTTGCAGCGTTTTTAACTGTTGCAACAGGGCCACTTTGTGCATCTAAATTTTTTAATTTTTCTGCAGCTCCAACAGGATCTTGTTGAATTGCAACAGCACATGTTTGAGAAATACCTCCAGTTTGATAATTTAAAATTTTTCTACAAACTTGTGGCGCATTGTCCACAGCGTTTACAAGTTTATTAAATAAAGTTGGATCTTGTGATACAGCTTGAAATCTTTCTGTCATTGGTTTCAATGGAAGTGTTGTAGTCTGAACCGTAAAACCTTTTCCTTTATCAGCTAATTTTAATACATTAGCTTTTCCCTCGGGAGACATCTGGTCAAAATATAAAATATCTTTTGTTGGATCTCCACCCGGATTTAATAGTGGTGTATCGATTTTAAATTTTTTAGCAAAAGCTTTTGACTCTTTGTTAAACTCTGCAACACCATCAAACTCACCTTGTAATGCATTTTCTAAAACAACTCTAAATTTATTATCTATGGCTGCTTTCTTTTTGTTAATACCTTCAGGTATTAACTGCATAAACTCTGTGTAACCTGGAGCGTTTTTAAATGTTGAAGATAATCCAACAACCTCATCAATAACACCTGGTGTTCCTTTCAATATGTTTCTTAAATTCTGTGTAGTATTAGGGGCTAAACTTAAAGCTGCATCTCTAATACTAAATTTATAATTTCTAAGAGTTCCCTCTCTAAATCTAAATCCATCAGTTTGACTTCCGATGTAACTCATTATTGAAGCTAGTTTTTCTCCTGTTGGTGGTGACCATTGACTAGCCATTCCTTTAGGGGCATTTCTTGCAAAACCTTTACCATCTTTAGCTGGAGTTAATGCCTGTAAATATTTTGCAACATCATCAGAAGTTGTAGTAGCAAGTCTTAGTTTTGTTGCATCATCTCCTTTTGTAAATTGAGTTTTGTATAAATTTTTAGTTAGTGTATTTAAATCTATCTCTGGATTTTTTTTAAATTCTTTGTTTATAGCTATAACTTTTTCAAAAGACTCTTTAAGTCTAGCAGATTTAGAAGCATCAAGAGCACCAAAAGCTGTTCTGTTTTTTTTAAAAAAATCTGTTGTAAAAGTTTTTAAAACAGACTGTGCATTAGTTGAAACACTTTCTTTTACTTTTAAATAATCTAATATTTCTTTTGATGCAGGTCTTAAAATTTTTTCACCTGTAAAATAAGCTCTTATTTGTCTACCTACATCAGGTGCTTTACCTTCGGCAGATGTTGTTCCAAAATACTTTGCCCAGTTTTCAAGAGTGGGATTATTAGACCAGGTTTTTAATCTTCTAATTGCTTTTTTATATTTTGCTAAATCATCGGGTCTTATTTTTTTAATATCGGATATAACGCCTTTTTCTTTTAATCCTCTAATATGTTTTTCTATTGCAGTTTCACTAGCAAAAAATTTATCTGCTAATTGTTTATTTGTTAAATTTTTATTAAAAGCATTTACAAAAACAGATTCTGGTGGATCAAAAAAATAACCTCCTCTAGCTAATGAAAAATATTTTGTGTTTTTAGGAGTCTTAGCCATTAGACCTCCAGGATCTTAGCTAGACCGCCACTTTTAAAATCAACGGGCTTACCTAATCTCATTAGTATTTCTCTAACGCCGTCTGGATAGTCGTCTGGATTTTTTAAAACTTGATTTAACATTTTAAAGTATTCTGTTTTTTCTTTACCAACTAAAGATTTGTCTGTTGCTAAACTTTTAAATAAATTTGTTATGTCTTCTGCTTCAATACCGTATTTACGAATAGCTTGATAACCCATCTTACCAAGTCTTCCTAAACCACCACCAAAAAATCCTGCACGTCCACCCTCTGCAAATGGTTGCTCTGGTCCACCAGGTATATCAATCTCAAGAAGTCTTGCAGTCATTCTATCAAAATCTGGACTACTAGGTTTATTTCCTGCAGCATCAACTACGTTATCTAAAATTCTTTTTGTAAAAATTACGATCTCTTCTGAACTTGCACCTTCTGGTATCATCTCTGCAATTTTTGGTCCAAAATATTTATTAACTAATACTAATGGATCTCCTGCAATACCGCCGCCACCTTCTGTAATGTATTTTACATCTACTTCACTTATTATGTCAGCTAAACTTGTTTTT